GCATAGTTCACGCTAAAATTAGTTGGATTCCATGTATACATGTTTCCAAATTCTGCCGCGTTTCCACCCCAAACCCACTCCGGTTGTCCTGTATATCGTCCAGCCCAGTTGAATTTCGCGGTTTGACCGTCATCTGTTACGACTAATCCTTGCGCCTTTGTCGCATTGTCAGCAAGAGCCGCACTTGGGGCTTTTGTACATCCGGCGGATGTCGTGACGACATTCCCAAGATCGAGAGTATCCGCCTGCGCCTTCAGTCCACTATTACTGTACCCTATGTAGATCTTATCGCTTCCTTGCCCGGTTCCGCCGCCTTGCTGCACGGGCGTAAATCCAAGATTAGGCTGTTTGCTTTTCGCTAAGTCGTAAGCTGTCTTCACCGCAGTGGCGGACGCTGCCGTCGTCGAATCAGTAAGTATCACGCTGTTGGTCAGCTTCGCGGAGAGTGTAACGTCACTGGACAGCGGGCCGCCGCCAGTGAGCCCCGTTCCGGCGATGACCCGCCGCGAATTTGGAACAAGGTTCTCACTTGTTTCTTCCGCTATCCACACACCAGAGTCATCTCCAGGTGTGGGATACGGCTGTTCATTAGCTAGGATAGCACGAGAAGCTATATACAACTTGCCGTCCGTAAAAATACAACGAGCATACTGTGAGTATTCCTGACCAGCAAGAAAAGGCATTATGCCGTTCTCGCACAAGGTCTTTGCGACTGAGGTAAGAAGAAACAGCAACTGGTTGTGTCGGGCGGAGTTGTAGATTGTGTCATACTGCTGACCAACCTCCATTTGTTCAGGGGTCTGCGTAGTGTCTCTATACGCGACCTCGGATACCGGAATAGGAGGAATAGTCGTGAGCGCAGATTCCGCCCAAACGAAATTGACTCTGTCTTGGTTTGCCATCTTTAATTCCCCGGGATAGGTTTGTGGGTAACAATGCCAGTCCTACCTGCATCGCATTGCTGACCTCCCATACGGTCAGCGCAGAAGTAGTTATTGGGAGCAAATATCACATCTTCAATAGACAAGGTGGCTGGATAGCTTACATAACAGTTACGCTCCACCATGAGGTCATCAAAGAACCGAGTGAGTGCAGAATACACCGTCGCACTGATCGTTCCCGGAACCATTAAGTCAATAGTGAATGGGCCTTTCTTTATGAAGCTGACGTCATAACCGTACAGGTTAGAGATCAGGTTCAACAGTTCAGGAACTGACGCCGCTATAGTGAAGTTTTTAAGGATCTTCCCAAGGATACGAAGTCGGTACATGGCGTCATTGGGAATTACCTTGCTAGACAAGGTCGCATTCGTGACCCAAACTTCAATCTTGTCTACGCCTTGTGCACTTCTGTCAGCCCACATGTAGCTAAGGTCACTGTACTGAAAAGCTGTTCTTGGCTCCCCTACTATGCGACCCAAGGCATCAAGGTTACTTCCCTTAGCGGCATACAACGTGCGACCTTCTTCCATCGCAAGGATACTGTCGAACAGTTCTTGAGACTCTTCAAGGAAGGCCGCGAAGAACTGACCTAGCATGCAAGAGTTACTGAACTGAGACAATGCCAGTCCAGTCCCCTGCGTTACAAGGTCGATTCGCTCCTTGGAGAAGTCTACGTTTAGCTTTTCAGTTGCAGCCATATGCTAGTCCACCAAGGTTACGGTGATATTATCAACCGTGAATTCAGACGCCTCGTTCCAATCAATTGGAATGTCCACCTTGCCTTGAGCTTCTGCTGACGTTCCAACGGTCATGTTCACGATCGAGAAACCGTTGCACGCATCGTTAATAGGTGTAAAGAGCCTTGTTCTGATAACAGGCTCGCCGGGAGGGAAGCCTGTATTTGCCATGATATCATAAACAGAGTAATCAACAATGCTCTGCTTGATCAATTCGGCGTAGTTGCTTGGGAAGACTGCAGAATCGGTGACACGGATGGTGATATCCACGAAAATGGGAACCATTGTAGGACGCATGAACCTGATGTTGTAAGGCTGGTTCTGTCTGTCCCTCAAAGTCACAAGGGTGTTGCCGTAACCTTGGATCGTTACGGGCATGCGCAAGAACATGGCGTTGGCAATGTCCTCTGGTTCTCCTCCCACTACCACCGGGGAAATTTCCTTGTAAGGAATTCCTCTGGAGTCCTCATGATTGGTCAAAGCATTCTGGTAGACCCGGCAGTAGGTAACGCCGTCTACGGCAATGATTGCCGAGTAAATTGCCTCAATCTGACGGTAGCTGGTGAGGCTGGTGGACAACTGCTGGCGCTTCCTGAGCTCATCATCAGTTTCCTCAGGCGTACCGACTGAACTGGTGGACGTGTTTGATACGCTGTACCATCCCGCCGTAGCGGTTTGTATCGTATTGATAGAACCAACAGCAGGGTCAATCGCACCCTTTGTCGTGCATTGGAAGCGGCCTTCAACGGTTCCGTTGGTTCCAATGATATAATTAGCCATAGCCTGATAGCTGTTCGTGCCCTGTCGGTCTCCAATGAGTGAACCTTGAGTAATTAGCGTTCCAGCAGCACCAGAGCAGGTGCAAATGATAATCGTTTCGCTTCCCGGCTTGCGCACGATACCGTTCAACTGAACAGTGCCGCTCTGACCTGCCCCGGTATTGTACAACGGGTTGAATTGTATGCTGGCGTCATAGGCCGCTTCCCAGCACTCAGACAAAGCGTTGGAAAAGATACCTACAAGTTGAGTAAGAATTGTATCACCAGACGCATTGGCGAAAGGGAACTCACCTGTCTTCGGGTCTTGAATGGCCTCAACCCGTTCCAGCATGTCGTTGTTGATGTCAACAAGACGCTTAGGAACGAACCCTTGGGGAAGCATTCCGTATTCAAAGTTAGCCATAATTGATCCTACGCTGCAAAGGTTGAAGCGGTGACGGGCAAAGTAAGCTCTCTCACAGTGCGATCTGTAAGGATCACCCGGATGTATACGGAGAAGGTTCTGTTACCCAGTATGTATCTGGTGGTGAGCTTTTCAATGGCCTTTACGCCTTCAGTGCCCATAACGCAACGACGAATGAGCAAGAGGACGTTGTTCTGCTGGGACATTTTGGCTCCCAACATGCCATGACCATCCTGATACCAAGGGAGCCCCGCCGTTGTGTCTAGGAACCATTCTCCCAACTCGCGAAGAAGCCTCAGCTTAAGCCTTTGCATGACCTCGTCAGACCCGGTCACTTCGCCAGGCGATAGATCCCAATTTTCATTAAGTCGGAAGTCCCATGACATATAGCGATCCTTATGCGACAGGCCCTGACGTATCAGAGCCAGATTCAACGCCAGTGTGTCTGTGAGAGGACGAGTTCTTGCCGTTGCCGTCAGTGAACGTGCCGTCCCGCTGAGTAATGTTTCCCTGAATCGTGTTGCCCGATCCGCTGAGCTCCATGTTGGAGCTTGAAATGGTGCAGGTGGAGCTTGTGTTCATGGATATTGCTCCATCGGCTTGGGTGGCAACTGTACCCGGAGCCGTAGTTGTTACGGATCCACCTTTCATCGAATAGACCGCCTGTCCGTCTGTCATCGTGATGCCATCAGGCCCTAAGCTGATGTAGGACGTGCGGGTCAAGTCCCTTAGCTCAATGTTCTCAGTGTTGTAACTTTGAATAGCAACCTGATCGCTGGAAAGACCGGGAATGAAGATTACGTCAGTGAGCGACCTCTTCCTTACATTGGACACGTCAGGGTCAGAACCAACAGGAGGATCGTTAATGTTCCCGGAGGCAACGAAATTCGTTATGTCCTTATCAGTCACTATGAGCAGACCAGTGTCTCCCGGCTTCAACGGCAACGTGAGCAGGAATCCAGCAGTTTGAGCGCAAGGAAGAACGACAGGAACGTCGTTGATCTCAGGAAGAGCCATGTACTTGGTCTCTTGCCCAATGGTGATCTTCATGCGTTCAGTGGGCTGAACCGTGACCTTCAATGGAGGGCCCGGCTTGACCTCTTTGATGATGCAAGGTTTGGCTATGTCCATGGAATCCAACATGCGCTGAATAACCAGACGCTGGGACTCGTTGGGAGAGGTCTTTGAGTAGTCAGCCATCACTTCACCTTAACGCCTAGCTTGTAGCTTTCAATGTCCATCGTCCAGTTGGAGGAGTACGTATCCAAGTCAATTCCAATGGTATGAACACGATACGTTCCCGAGAGGCTTTTGTTCAGCTTGCTGGACACCTTCACAGAGGAGCCTACTGTGATGCCCGGCACGTACAGCGCCTTGATCTTAACCCCGGTAGTCCACTGAAGAGGCCCTGATAGGATTGGGGAGATGTTAATCAGACCGCCATTGTCTCCGTTGAGCTCCACTGAGGAGCCGAGCATGAACTTGTCTCCCATGCACTTGAGGGTGCCTTCCTGCACTGACCAAGAGAAGCCGTATTCCTCTGCCAAGCGATTAAGACCGTCTTTGGTAGATCCCGCGTAGCTCCAGCCCTTTCCTCCAATGTTCCCCTCTACGCCTTGGAAGCTCTCAGGGTTCACTGTAATTCCGGGGAGATCCTTGCCAAGCTGACCAGCGGCGGCTGAAATAGACGTTCCAGGGCCAAAAGTAACGCTGGAGGCTCCCATAGCCAAGGCTCCAAATCCAGGGAGAACAAGGAACGACGTGATGATGTCCGCTCCTGCTCGCTCACTCTGTACGTTCATGATGGAGCCTTTGTAGATGGTCGCCATGTTGGTGTTTTCCCAACCAGCTTGCAAAGTCAGCTTGGTGAGCCCTTTCTGTACTGCGTTCCTTGTGTCATCCGAAAGGTTGTATACCTTGATAGTAGAAGGAGAAGGAAGTCCCATCAGGGTCTTCTGTATATTAGCGGATACGCGAAGGCCGTTCATGGTGCCGTCGCTAGCGAACTGAACAGTAGATCCCGCTGACTTGTTTTGCCATTCAGCGAGAGGCCCTAACGTAACAAGGACTTTACGTAGCCAAGGTCTGTTTTCGCTGTCAGCCATTAGATTACTCGAAGAGGTTTAATAGGAGATCAATGTCAAGCAAGGGATCCCCAAGGTTGTAAGGAAAATCCTCACCTTCTGTGTACCAAAGAACCTTCAGGACCGTACCCAACGCTTCAGGGCCAGAGGGATCCTCGTTGTAAATGGGAACGGCTAACAGGTGGATTCCATCAAACACATTCCCGTAACCCTTGAGCAGGTTGAGAGATCCCGTCACGATGTTGATTCCGTAAACCAACGGGTTCTCATTTGCGTCAAATATGTCCAAAACCCAATGATTCTGCTGACCCATCACGTAAGTAGTACGAAAGAGGTAGCTCACCCCTGCAATTTCAGTTGTGAACTTTCTTTCGCCGTCTGAGGTCAAAGGCAGTTCGATTACAGGCATCCGCTACCCCTTCTTGATCGTATCGTACCAAACAGCGGCTTGTGACTTATCGGCGTCGCTTGCGTTTCCTGATTCCACTGTTCCGGCGTTGACTGTGCCGCTTCCAGTCTTCTTTGCTCCGCCTTTTAACTTGGTAGGAGACTTTCCGACTACGTTCAACGTGACCATGTTGGCTTTCTTGAAGACGCATTCAGCGGTGTACGCTTGTCTGAATGGTGCCGTGTGGTTAGGCGTGAACGAAATCAACACCATGTTAGTGTAGATCCAGTGTTCGGTGATAACTTCTACAGGCTCGCGGCTGTTCAACATTTCGTAGAATTGGTCGAAAGCTGAAAAGTTATCACCGTTTTCACTAGTATTGGTCATTGCAATGGACACGGACAACTGTTCAGGCTGCAGGATAACGTGATCTGACACGACCGCCCCTGATTCCAAGGGTACATCGGTCATTTGAGAGGTGAAGCTGTGACTTTCCGCCTCTTTTACAGACACAGAAACGCCAGCCACCACAGAGCCTTGTCTTACAATCCCGGTGTCTTCGTTGGTGAAGACGGTAGTGGCTTCATAGTTGTCTGCTATCATGCTATCCTACACTTGGTCCATAGGTTCCTGGAGTGTTAATCTGCGCATCAGGGTACGCTGTTTCAAGGCTCTTGAGCGCAGGGCCGATCTCGGAAGGATCTTTTACCTCAATTTTCACGTTGGCGTTCAGGTTAGACTGATTCGTTTGATTGCGGTTTGTGACGCTAGGACGAGTCTCAGTCTTAGGAACGATAACAGGCCCCTTATCAGAAGGGGAAGACTGCTGCATAGCGGTGGAATTTCTTGCCAACTCCTTACCCGCCTCTTCCAACTGAACCCTTGCACTTACGTTCTTAGGAGCGGAAGAGGATGCCGACTTCGCATAAGGATTGTAGTTGCGCTGAGGCGTATCCCACCATGCGGGTTTTTCCTTCTTTTCTTCAGTAGGAGGAATAATAGAAGGCACGTCATCTTCAGACTCAGGAACGGGCTTGGCATACGGATTGTAATTGCGTTGCTGTCCGTCCCAATTGTACTGGCGAGTAGGCGGAGGCTCTTGATCCTTGTCTTCATTCAGGTCTTCAAGTCCAAACAACTGCCTCGCGGCTCCAATGGCCTTGTCTACCCCGGTAATGATGGTTTCAACGACTCCGCCGATGCCCTTGGCAATGTCCTTGAGCAGTTCCCACATGATTTCGGCTGTTTGAGTCACCAGCTTGAACGCCACAACTACGACGTTCTTGAGCAGGTTAGCCAAGTTCGGGAACTTTTCTTGAAAGCTGTCTACTAGACGACCAATGATGGAGTCTTTGCCCTCCAAGAAGGCAATGAAGTCTTCAAAGGCCGCACTGAGGGCAATGACTGCGCCTACGGCTAAACCAAAAGCGGCTATTGCGGGGGCAAAATAGGCCGCCAGCAGGACTAGCGCACCCTTAAGGAGCTTTGCCCAATCGGTTGCCTCCCACAACTTCTTGCCGAAGTCTCCAATAGGCCCGAGAGTTTCCTTGAACCAATCAACGAGCTTCTTGCCGTCTTCCCAGAGCTCACTGAAGACCCTTCCAAGGTTCTCAAGGAACTTGGTGATGTTGCTTGCGACCCATTCCTTGTTGACGTTTAGCCACTCCTTGAAGGAAGTGACCAGTTTGTCAATCATAGGAAGCGTTCCGATAGCGATAGTAGTCCCAAACGCTCGCAATTGAGTCGTGAGGGACATGACGCTTGTCTTTAGCTGCGCCGCCCGCTTTAGGTCTTCCGGAGAAATAACTGCGCCCACGCTATGGGCTTCCTTGCGCAAGGCCGCGATACCTTCACGGCCTTCGCGCAAGAGGCGAACAGTGTCAGGTGAGATACCAATGGCGTCACCCCACATATTCGCCTGGGGAACACTCATGCCCTTGAACGTATCAGCCCACGATTCAAGCGAGCGACCCGTCCACATGGCTTGCTTCTGCATCTTGGCGAGGTCGCTTTCAACGGCACTCGCGGAGACGCCTACGCTCTTTGCAGCATAAGCCCATTCCTGAAGGGCGTCAGTGCTGACGCCAGTGGTTTCAGATACCTTCTGGATGGATGCCGCGCTGTTGACTGCCCCGGCTACGAATGCAGTAAGACCAGTAGCCGCCATTGCGAATCGCTTTGTCGCCTCTTTGACAGTCGCAACAACGCCGTCAAGACCCTTTTTATAGGTGTCTACTGCCTTCTCGCTTCCGTCACCGAGAACAGTACTCAGTACTGTGACTAGTTCGTCTACAACAGCCATACTAACCTTCCTGCATTACTCTTACGTAGCTCGTGGCGTAATCTTCCCAGTCTGCACACTTCATCAAGAATACAACGTCTTTCAACGACAGCGTCCCGTCAATGAGCTCCTTATAGGTGCAAAGACCATGTCTAAGGAGCCGATTGACTAGGATCACGTCCTGATGGGAGTCAGGTACTGGGACGCTTATACCTACCGTTGCGGGGTGGAGTTTCGTACGGCTGTACTCAGCCCAGAGGGAAAAAAATCCCTCACCTGTTCAAAGACAGCCAACGCTCCCGCAACAAAGAGGTCTTGAGGGTTTTGGTTGAACCAAGAATGGAACACAGCTTCGTTGCTGAGGGGTTCCTGCTCAGGCGTATACGAACGCTTGAGGGCTTCCTTCATGAGCGCACTGAGTTCCGACGCTTCAACGACGCTGAGAGCCTTAGCAATGGCGTCGTAGTGCACTTCACCTTCACCGCAAATAGAGACGAGGGCTCCGCCAGCGGCCTTAAGAACACGGCTCCCAAAGTCAATTGCTTCCATGGGAGGCAGGAGGTCGAACTTATACGTTCTACCGTTAACCTTGAACTCACCCATTCCCGACTTGAGGTCTCTCATTTACCCCTCCGCAGTCAGGTTGGTGATGTCGTCTTCAGCCGTGGTCAGGGTGAACTGCAATCCGGCCATCTGCTTGTCGCCAGTGGCAAGCTGACCGGGACGGCTGATATAGGCGTTGGTCATGGTAAGCAGGATGTTGGCTCCGGTTCTGGCCACAACGGTCACACCAAGGCCGCCGTTCTCCTGCCGCAAGCGCAGGTTGTTCAGGAAGGCAATGGAGCGGGAAGTTTCCTTCAGTGTGAACTGAAGGGTAGAGCCCTGATTGGTGGCAATGTTGATGCCCGCGCCGTCAGTGCCTTGCGTTTTGGCGACTTCGCCGCCGTCAAAGGTGTACGTAATGGTAGCACCTTCAAACAGGTCGTAGATCTGGTTGCCGTCCACGACGATACTCGTGGAAGCCTGATTATAAATGGTACGCATTCCTGCTTCTCCTTAGTTGTAAACAGTGACGTCAATGGCGACGGAGTGGAAGGCTCCGGCCTCATACGCCACAATAGCGATAGGGGGAGCAACACGATTTGCCCGCTCTGAAGTCGTTGCGCTGTAGATCGGAGCCGGAGTAATCGTGCATGCCGGAAGGGTCGTGTAACCCGTTTCGTTATCGGTCGTTTCCTCTTCACGATCAGCGAAGGTGCCGTTGCGAATGTAACGGTTGTTGATCTTCGCGGCGGCAGAAACAAGAAGATCCTGTCCGGCGGAGGTGTACTTCACCTTCTTGTTGCGCATGAACACGTTGAACACTTCAACCTGAAGCTCTTCCTTGTAGTTGGAGAGGTTCACATGGCTGTCCGTGAACCACGAATCAGCCGACTGTACGCCTTCACGCACGACAGAGGAAGAGTTGCCCATGGACACGTAAGTGTTGATGCGGCGAGCCTTAAGGGAAGAAAGCTGAGTTTCCGTGAGCGGAACAGTTTCAATCCCGGTGAGCTGCTTGAACTTCATGGTCAACGTGGAGTTCTCCAGCGCGTAGTTGACCGACAGAGCCAAGGCCGCGTAGGACACGTCCGGATACACCTGCGGATTGTTATGGTACATAACCGAGGTCTTGATGTACCCCTTGTTGTGGGCATAGAACCCGATGTTGGTCGTGTCCGCAGTATTGTACGCCTGAACGCTGTTGGTGCAGGCAGAGAAGTACGCCTGATCCTGAGCTTCTGCCCAGTCAGCGAAATCCTTCTGATCCTGCGTATCACGATACTGCCGATCCAACGTCCATGCGAACACGCTGCGACCCGCGCAACGAGCGGCGGTCTGAATGAGAGCCACTTCAGAAACGAGGCCGCCAGGAGTGTAACCATCGATACGAGAAGCCGCCGTGCTCTGGGTAAGAGCCAGAATTGCGGACAGGTCGGTGATAGACGAAGCAGAGGACGCGTAGCCAATCGTGACGCCTTCGCCCTTCTGGTTCGTAGAGATCACAATAGACTGACCGCTCACTTCCACAAGGCCGTTGGAGCCGATAGCCGCCGTAAGGATCTGAACCACTTCATTGAGAGTCAGACTGCTCCCATAGGTGGCGAAGTTGAGGCCATACAGGTTAACCGTTGCCCCGTTCATGACGAGGGTCATGGCTCCGTCCGTTACGTTGTACAGATCTGCCAAGGTGATCTCACCAGAGGTGAGTTCAGCAGGGTGTTCCACGTTCGTAGCGGTTCCCTGAACAAGGGAAGTAGCCGTGGACTGAGTCAGCTTGAGCAGGGCGGAAATGTCCGTTCCAGCGGCAGGGGAGGCAGTCACAGCATACGCAAGCTCAGAAGTGGTTCCAGTGCTGGCAGTCGTCAGGATGAGCTGGTTATTGGGGGTGTCCACCGTGAATGTAGCCTTGCCAGACATCTTGGAGTTAAGCGCGGTTGCAAGGGTCGCAAGGGTCACAGAAGCCCCGGTCGTCACATCACGAACCTGCACCTTGGCTCCGTCCACTTCAATGTCGAAAGAACCGTCAGTGAGGCTTTCGAGGCCAGAGAGATCGGTAATAGCTCCCGAAACCAGTTTGGCGGGGGTATTTTCAGTGGTTTCTTCCCCGTTCTCAATGGACGCTCCCGTAGCGGAAGTGAGCTTGAGAAGCGTGCTCACATCAGTAAACTCAGTCGGAGTTCCAGCGTAGCTAATATCAGCTCCATCTCCGATAGCGTTTGTAGTGATGGTAAGGCTTTCACCGTCAGCGTTGGCAACAGTGTTAGCAAAAGCCGACATCTGGGTATTCAACTGACGGATCACGTCAGTCATTGTCGGGTTCAGGCCAAAGGTCAGGTTAGCGACGGTGTAGGAGGCGTCGCCCACGCTGATAGTGAAACCACCGTTCTGAACGCTGGCAAGATTGCTCAGCGTAATAGGGCCGGACACGAGAGTGCCGTTGGTCGGAGCTGTAAACACGCGACCGATGCACATGGTCTGAGGACGGTCGGAACGGTTGAAGAACGCCTGAGCCGCGAATATGGCCTCAGAGTTCTCAGGAACCGCGCCTTGCACGGCTTCAAAGGTGGAAAAGAACTGCACTCTGTCATTGCCGGGAGGGAAAGCCACACCGGGAGTAACAAAGCACATCATCGTCATATCCGTCGCAGTTTCGGCGACAGAACGAGACAGGGACACAGGAACGTCAAGGGAACGAGGCAAACTCGTCTTAGCGCAACTGACTACGGGCATACCGGCTTCTCTCCAGGGATTGTGATTTCAATGCCGTTAACATTCCACTTCGATTTATCGAAGTAGTCTGCTGGATACTCTCTGTTGAAGAGGGCATAAAAATAAAAGTTGAAGTAGCTTCTAGGCTGAATTGCGCCATTGTAATAAGCGCTAAGATCTTGTATTCCACTCGTACCCGAATAGCCAAGAAGCTTCCATAGATCAAAAGCCCTTGCTGAAGAGCCCAATGACAAGCGAGCGTTTACCGCACTTTCAAGTGCGCTAGGCCCTCTAAAAGTCACCTGCACTTCACACAGGGAAAGGTTTATCAGGCTCTCAATCGGGCCAGTATCAGGAGAACATGAGAATGTTCCTCCTGGATCCTGACGCATGACCTCGATATTTCTCCACCACAAGGTGATGTACAATCCCTTTGGCGGTCTCGTTCCTGCCTGAGTTTCAACAAGAACTCTGTTGGGTTCAGGATCCCATCCAAAGAACGAGTCAAAGTAGTCCTTAAGAAGGACATTGACCATTTGAGGAGTGAGTTGAATAACATCGCTCATGTGAAGTACCTTACGCAGTGGTAGATATGCTTATTGGTATTCCCCATCATGAACCCTGTTCCCCTGACCTTGAACTTGAACCCCTTGTACAGCACGTAATCTTGACGGTGTTCCAGTCCTTCCTCGTTTACATCAGAATAGAACAGCTCCTTGTCCGTTGTAACGGAGATACCGCCAGACGAGGAGTTTCCGTCGGAATAGAATTCAAGCTGCTCTATAGTAAGGGCTAACACGATTGCCCTCAGCGGTTCAGGCTCTCCAATCTGCTCTTCTTCCCATACCCCGTCCACGTGTTTTCCGACACAATGAACAACCTGAACAACTTTGGAGAAGGCTCGCGTGACCTTGTCGAAATTCATAGGTATCGCTGTCATGACTTATCCCTCACCATGTGAGTTGCCCTATTATGCATAGTCATCGTGTCGATGAGAGGAACGTCAGATCCCTTCCTCTCAATGGTGGCCTTGGAGTTAGGTTGCCATTCGCCTTCCGTAATGGCCTTTCGTACGTCTTCAGCGGCGGCTAGTCCGGCAACCTCTAGAACCTTTTCCAACGTCGCGTCTCCGCTCAGAAGTTTAGGCCCTAACTCTTCCATTACTTCTTTGTACGTCTTTTTCATGTATTGAGAAGCCAAGTCCATGAATGCACGTCTGGGAACACCTAACCCGTAGTTGTTCTTCAACGCGACTTCAATGATCGAGGCTTCATCGTCATAGTTGGGTTCAGGAACCCCAAGTCCCGAAGCGTCTACGGGATAGCCAACTGCAACCTCCTTCTTATCCGCGTACTTTAAAGCAGACTTGATCTTACGAAGGGCTTCCATGGTCTGGACAGGCTGTCGTTTCAACTTCAGGCTTATTTTCATATCAGTACCCTGCGTTCACAGGAGGCCATTGCAATGAGTACAAGAAGCGACCAATTGGTCTGCCGCCAACAATATCAGCGGCTGGTATCCAAGTGCTGATAAGCGCGAGCAGTTGGAGTCCGTATTTAGTTCCCGCTAAGTCGACGGTGAAAGGATCGTCTCCCATCACCAACGACAGAGGAGCAGAACCTTGGGAAAGAGAACCAGTGTCGGCTGAGATGTTAGTTCCCACTTCAGAGGAGCTTTGATCCTTCATCCCTCCCTCGGTATACGCCTCACCAAGGTCATACAAGGTAGCCAAGCGATGCGCTGTAAGAAGCCCTACAGCCAACTGGAACATAGGGCCGAACGAACATTCACGCAAAATAGCTACACTCGTTGTACCCGACGTATTGACTGACATGGACGGAACACGAGAAAACTCCGGATAGAACTCCAAGAACTTTTCGTCTACGAACGTCAACTCCCCGTCAACGCATGTTACCATCCCGTCCATTGGGATAGGCTTCTTAGAACAGTTCATGGTCACACCTGCATTGTTTCCTTGGTCTTTCTAGGCTTCCCTCTGGAAACCTTTTCGTTCTGGGGTTCGGCGAGCAGTTCAGCAGGGGGCTGAGGCCCTTTCACCTTGGCAGGTGCCGCATAAGGATTGACCTTTTCCCCAAACACCAACACGCCCATGTCCATCAGCTTCTTGACGGTTTCAACCTTCTTGAGGGCTTCAAGAGCTTCGGTCGTGCTGTTATCATCCGGAAGGGTCACAAAACCCATAGGCGGGATCAGGTAGTGCTTTTCTCGGATGCAGATGGTACGAGGGGTTTCAGAGCGATTGCCGATAATCATTGCGTCTCCTTTGGAGAAGGGCTCCCAGTCGCCTAGGAGCCCTTGATGGTTTAGATGCCGTCCACGTAAGCCATGGAGCCCTGCTGACGAACATGGTAGGAGCCGAACTTGTTTTCGGCGTACCATGCAACAGCGAGAGGCTTCGGCTGGGGCTCACTGAGCTGATAAGGCAGGGGGAAGGGAAGGATCTGGTTCTCCTTACGGCGATCCATGATGACCATACGGTCAGAACCGCCCGCGCCCGCGCCTTCAAGGTAACGAGAGGGAATGATTTCCAATTCCCGCCCGGTCACGCGATACATAACGTTGTTGGTAACAACGTAGTCGATCACGTTGACGGCGATGCCAGTGCCGCTGGAGGCGCTCGTCGCGCCGATAACCATAGGCATGTTGGTGATCTGGGCGAACTGCTTCAGGGGAAGGAAGATGGTGGTCGGCTTGAAGATCGTGCGGCTGTTCTGCCACAAGAAGTTCAGGGCAGAGTTGATATCGCGAACGATTTCAACGCCGTTCTTGTCTTCCCATTTAGTAGAGGCCGGGACAGCGGAAGAAGCTTCCGGAGTCATGACCGTCAGGCCGGGATAGTTTATCCAGCCGTTGAAGCCAAGGTCGGGAGTACCGAAGATGATGCTCAGTTCCATCAGGTTGTCACACGCTTCGCGCATGGCACCACCAAGATCCTGAGCCAGATTGCCGTTCACGCCGAAGCTGTACTGGCGGGCATCTTCGTTGGTAACTTCCGCGCCAACAGCGGCATAGGCGATAGGCACCTGAACGGCACCCATGGACTGACCGACCATCGGGATGTCGTTGTTCGGGCCGTGGCCGATAAAGGCCGCCGCGCCGTGGCGGTTGCGGCTCATGTAGGCATAGGACGTTGCGCCGGGATTGATGTCGCTGTAGATCTGCTCTTCGAGAACGATGTTGTACCATTCACGGTCAGGATACAGGACGTCATAGAACTGGCTGTCCAGTTGGGTGGTAAGCTCAAACGCTATATCGGCGGCAGTGACGTTGCACGCCGCGCCGCTGGTAGGAGCAGCGTTATTGAATCTTTTCAGGCTCATTCTTCATCTCCTTAGAGAAGCTCAACGAGAGCGATGTTGTTGCAGGGAGCTTCTCCTGCGGTGAACGTCCCGAGGAAACGCGCTCCGGTAAGAAGCACAGTGTCTTCGCTGGTGCCAGCCGAGCCCGCCGTGACAGTGGCTCCAGCGGCGGAAGTGAGACCAAGGATAGCCGAAGCGTCCGTGGTTTCCGCAGTCGTAGGAGCAGACGCGAACGTGATAGTGGCAGACGCGCCAGTGGCGGTCGTGGTAAGCACAACGCCGTTGCCGACCGCTTTAACGGTGACAGGCACAGAAGCCGTGGTGATAGCGGCCTGAAGAATGGTAGCAACGTCGCTCACGGTATTGACCGAGCTGAAGTCCAGAGCCGCAACATTGTGGAGCGTGCTGGCAACAGTGATGTCAAAGCCACCGTTGGTGACGGCCTTAACGTTATTCACAGACAGGGTGCCGCCGTTCAGGGAGCCGGGGGTAGGCGTAGCCGTGCCAGTGATGGGAGCGGCAGAGAACGCGCCAATTTTCAGGCCAGCATTTTTGGTATCGCGAACGATCCAGTATACCGGGCCACCAAACACGGTGGAACCCTGCGCAAGCTGAACCCAAATACGAGCCCCGGCGCGGTCACGACGAGCGTAGTTCGCCATGTCTTCAAAGAAGTAGCACGCTTCGCCGTTGGAGTTGGTGCGCATGAACTGGTTGCGAACCACGATGCCCGCGAAGGACTCGTCGGTAGCGGCGCTGTCCGGAGGCATCACAATGTCATAGTTGAGGCCGGGACGGTTGCTGCGAACGGTGGGATTCACCATGACGCCGATGCCAGCCGTAAGACCAACAGTAGCGTCAACAGGGCCGACAAACGCGCTGTCAACCAGATTGATGTCCGAGGCGTTGGCGAGCATGCCCGCGAGCGCAGTCGCTTGCTGATCAAAATACTGGAACTGAGCGAAGCCCCTCTGAGGAGTGTAAACCATTGCTTACTCCTTCTCGCTCTTGCGACGAGCATTGTTGAGGCGCATGGGACGGAGAATTCTGTCCAGAGAGCCCTGCGCTTTGCTGTTGTTGATCTGAGCGGAAGCCCCGCCCATGACACGCTTATTGGCACGCTTCTGCCGGATTTCAGCCTGGCGAGCAAGGGATTCGAACGCTCCATCAATGGCGTCCTGAGTCCACTTGGAGAGATCTTCGGCAGGGACACTCATGGCGTTCTGCACGATGATCTTGCGGCGGTTGGCGAAGGTCTTCGCTTTAGCGCACTCGTTCTTGACTTCTTCCTTTTCCTTCTCTTCGATCACTTCGTTTTCGATAGCGTCGTCGAGAATGGCGTCTTCGGCTTCAGTCTGAGCGGCGGCTTCCTGTGCCATAGCTTCCTGGGTTTCCGCGCTCATAAGGTCGTCGATAGTGGCCTTCTGCTCCTCGATGGTCGCCATTGCCGCATCGTACTGGCTCTGGAGGTCGTCCAACTGAGCCTTGATGCTTTGGGCTTTTTCCACCGCTTCCGCGAGCGCATCGGCGTTGAAGGCCTTCTGATCTTCAACCATCTTTTCAGCTTCGGCCGCGTCGTCCTCGTTATTGAACTTGTAGTCGACACGACGGTTTCCGTACTGTCTCTGAAGGACTTTCATTCCCTTCTCCTTTGTTTGTTTATGATTAACAATACGGACGTTTGGTCCGCACCGACCTGCACCTTCAGGGAGCAAGAGAACATGGTTAAACCTCAGATTGGTCTGGACTGCCCCAAAAGGCTTGCCCTTGTAAACACCTTCCTTGGAATAACAATCCCCGTCGTAGGCAGACGAAATTTCAACCAAATCGCCGCTCTTGATCTTCTCAATCGCTTCCTTGTCGGTGATGAGAAGGTCAGTGACAACGTAGCCGCCTTCGACTCGGGGAGTCCCTGCTACCGAACCAACGGTAAGCCCGTCTTTAGTCGTGTTCTCAGGTGTTCTCCACACATGATCTTCGACGATAACAGGCTTGCCTTCCAATGACTGGAGAGCTTCATCAGTAAACTCTTTTACAGGGATGTACTGCCCCACGAGCCCTTCAGCGTTCTCCTTGGCATCATCAGGCGATTCGGCTTTAAGATAGGGAAATACCCCATCAGCCAAAACTCTGGCCGTAACCCTAAGCATGCCGTCGGAGTCGATTCTCCAGTTCTGGAACTTATATCTGTTAGAATACCGCATGACGTTAGCCTCATTTATTGCAGCTTCAACTTGCTATAGTCAATTTTGGGATTGGCATGGCACCTGCACCGGATAGGCCAGCCCGGATGTCCATCGTCTGGCGGCTCGTCCCAACGAAAAATCTTGCCCTGACGAATGTAATGATTTCCATGCAGTTTTGTCGGCTTCGGATACAGACCAGTAGGGTCGCCAACGACTCGCTGATCCCTTGCCGTTTGCCAGTAGTACTCTTCTATTCCGATTGACGTTTGGCGCGTCTGAGTGACCATGCCGTGCATTTTGTTGGTCTGGTCTACTGCTATCAGCTTGGCTCGCTCATACGTTATTTTCGTAAGCTCTTGGATCTCAGCAATAAGACCACGGCCTTCAGGCAATCGCTCTTGCTGGTATGTCTTCATCACGGCTTCCTGGATCTTATCGTAATAGATCTCAGGAACGGTGGTGATGAGGTGAACAGCTTGAGCTCCCATTAGCTCAGCGGTCTCCCTTATAGCGTCATTGTCAAAGATGGAAACGAAGGGCACCCCAAGAGCTTTAGCCAAGCTCGCTTGGAGCTTCAGTCTGTCACGCTCTGAAACAGCATGAACCCAACGTCCGGCTATGCCTCGTATGGAAGGCCCTAAGACTCGTCTCCATTTCTCTTTGTTGCTTTGAAGCGCATAAGCGGCTGCCGCCGGGCCGGGTCTTGACTCAAGCCATGGAACCATGCTCATGAGATCATCAACCATAGGCCCAACGAGCTTCTGCAACTCAGCGTATAACTGACGAGCTTGCCGTACAGAGCCGCCTACTCCACTAGCTCGGATTGGTCTGTTGGGTCGTCCCCGCCGGGGTGAACCCGCGACTTGAATAGGCATCCTTGCCCTCCAGCAAATCCCCAGTATCAAGGTCAGAGCCTAATAACGCCTCTTCAGCCTTGAGCTTAGTAGCATAGATCTCTCTAGCATTCAGCTCGTTTACTGCGGTTTCGGCTGAAATAAATCCAGCCTGATACATAGAGACCACAGCGCGAGTAATAATCTCATCACGAGTCGCTTGCTGAACCGCGTCAAGGTTCCAAAGGGGCTCATACGAGAGAACAAGGTTGGCTGACTTGCGTTTCCATTCTTCATAGCCAAACACACTCGGGCCAATCCAATCCAAACAACGTTGTTCAGCGGGTTTCCGCGTGTTGTTTATGATCGAGTCGACCATATCGTAATAGTTACGCGAGTCGCCTTCACCAGTCGCATTCAGGCCACCTGCCGACGAACCCAAGAACCGAGTAATCGGTATGTCAGACGCCGCCGCAAGGAACTGCGTATAGGTGACGAGAAGCTCAGGGACAGAACCAAAGGAAGCCGAGAGCGACTCCACCTTAACATCCTTTCCGTCCACCAATGCGGCATTATAGACCGAAAGCTGGCGAGCTACTTCCTGCAACTTACCTTCCGCACCCGAATCCAACGCTTTGATATTACGCAGATTCTCAACCGAAAGGATGATAGCCGAAGCCATGTTCACAAGCTGATAGGCCGCTTGCTGAGTGCCCAACGACCTGCAAAGGACGTCATAGAGCGGGGCAATCTTACTCTCGCCGAACCCCAAAGGATTGTACCTGAAGTTCTGCATGAGACGTTGGCTGTTCCTTCCGAAGAGCGCATTGCCGTCAAGCACGACCATTCGAGAGGCGTCTACCTCTATTCCATCAATGTTGAGGCTGTCCACCCTATCGTAGTCGGGCTGAAACGGATCCCAAGTGACGCGAGAGCGGGACAGCTTGGAAAGGTCGATCACGTTGAGGGCTTTAAGGTCTCCCTTCATCAGGTTCTGCTGATTCAGGGGCTCGCTGAGCTTTTCTCCGTCTTGGAGCAGCATGACACCAAGGATGACTGAACCACCAAGCAAGCGTTCCTGCTTCATGGCACGACGCAACTGGCGTTCAACACCAAGGTCTTCCCACGCCCTCGCAATCATTAGCTCGTCTTCGGGAGACAGTCCTTCTCGAATGGTGGGCTTTCGCATAGCGTCGTCCACCGGAATGTCAATGATCTTTCGCACTTCCCATGACGTCTCATAAAGGTTTACATACGTCTGGTACCGAGCGAGAAAGTTATTATTGTAGTACGGGGAGAGAGACGTGAATCCCGTGACCTGAGTCGCTCCCCTGTCATTCGTCGTACCTGCGCCGCTAGACCCGGTAACGAGCGTATTGTTCGTCCGGGTTCTATGGGGACGGCGGGAAAATCCCAAAGACAAACGAGATCGCGACATCTTACCACCTACAAACTGACATTTCCGCCAGCGTCTTTGTATAAACTTACAGCCATCGTGAACGCGTCACAATGGTCGTCATGCGCATGTGACATATCCCTAGCGAACGCGGCGGCTTCTTCCATCAGAGCGGCGGCTCCTGGAGTCACATTCACGACCGTATCCTTGTCTATCCGCACCGGAACATTCCCCAAGGGGAGGAACACCTTGCCTCCATGGACGAACCACGAGGCCTCTTGCATCCTTGCCACCTTGTCCGATGGGAATGAGAACTTGTTAGGATTCCATGCAAAGGCGGGCAATCCCGTATTGCTCAGCGTCTGCTCCAACGGAGTCCCACTCGCCTTGTCTTCTATCCAAAATTCCCTCGGCTTGTCCATCACGTTGTAGAACAACTTGGAATTGAGCAGCAGCTTAGGGAAGTCCCACCTGCCATACATGGAGTCAATGAAGTAAAGCCCGCTCTCCGTTCCTTCCCAGCACTGCACAACCGACTGGTCGTTATCGTCATGCTCTTTGTACGCCGTGTCTGCCGTGATGTATCTAAGACCTTTGGGCGTATACTGCTCCGGATCATAAAAGTTCCACCACGGAAGCTTGATGATGTTACCGCCCGGAATAAGAGGCGACTGCTGGTACTGAGCAAAGAACGTCGTTGGCGCAACTACCTTCAGCGTCTCCAGATCGTCCTTGGACAGCGTAATGGGGTTCAGCACCTCATCACCCTCAATGGCGGGGAACGAAACCAAGTGCCAGTCGTCAGGCTCGTTCTTAAGCAACCATCCCGCCAGATCGTCCACGTGCAATCGTTGCATGATGAGAATGAACGGCGTGTTATGGGCGTTATTGCGTCGTGACTTGAGCGTATTCAGGTAGTATGAGATGCAATTCTCTCGTCTAACACGAGACTTGGCATCGTCAGCCTTTAGCGGGTCGTCAATGATAATCGCTCCGCCAAAACCCTTGCGAACCTTACCTGCACCAAACCCTGTGATAGTTCCTCCCAAGCCTACGCCATAAACGGCTCCTCCCGCTGTCGTCTTGAAGAAGTTCTGCAACTCTCGAGACTCGCGGGAGATTATCGTTTCTGGGTACTGTGCTCTGTGCCACTCGCTAGACAGGATGCGATTAACCGCCATTGTATTCTCAGTTGCCAGTCCTGCCGTTGCCGAAGTGAGGATGAACTCACAATCAGGCGCAACCTCAGCGAGGCACCAGCTAACAAAGCCCTGCGAAGTGAACGTCGTCTTAAAACAGCGAGGAGGGACGTTTATGATCAGGTTCTTCTTCCCATTGGGAAGCTCACCCATTACGCACATCTCTAGTGCTTCGCATAAGCGATGCTCGTACTCCAGATCTACAAACGCTCGCTTCTCCTCGCCTGCAACGCGATCACAATAATCGAACAGAGAGTGAATCATAATGGTTCCCCTAGGCCCCGCCTACATGCAAATGGATTCCCTCACTTACACATAGATCTAGGGGAACCTCGCTCTTGGAGACGCTGAGCGATGCGTGGCTTGCGCCTATTTATAAAGATCGCGCACATCCAATCCAACATGGGAAAGCGCGAGTCTTAATCTGCATTCAACCTTCTTGCGGTTATACGCTCTGGAAGGGCTCATCTTGTTCTCAGCGGCACATTGGGCTTGACAAGCCTCAAACTCCTCGTTCGAACAGTTCTCGCATATCTTTTGGATATTCGTGATGTGACACGCCCACTTCAGAGCTTCCAGTAATTTATCTTCCATCGCTACTGCGTCTCCACTTCACTTCGCCCATTCCATACAATGTCTTGAAGACCTTCTTCTGGATGAAGTCAAATGTCTTCTGACCGCTTACTCCCGCCATTGCAGCCACCAGCAGATGCGTCTCAGGCAAATTGTCAATGTAAGGCAAGTACGGAATCGCCAATGCTGAAACGAACGCGGCGGCTGAGCCTATTGCGAAAATCGAGATTGCTTCACTAACGACCCGGAACCAAGGACGCTTGTTCATTATCTCGGAGGAATGGAGAATGATCGCCATAACTCCTCCCGTGAGCATAAGGGGAACAAGACGTTTGATGATGGAGATATAGTCTGCGGAAAAAGGTTCGTTCATTACTCATCTCCATCACCCAAGTCTCAGAATTCGTCTGGCCGTTTTATATCGGCCAAAGCCTTAATTTCTTCGAGCGTGATTTCGTCTTTGTCCCACGCTTCGATCAGCTTCTTAACGGCGGGAACGCCAATCTGAATTGCCAGCAACAGAATTTCAAGGACTGCATTCTTGTCGAGCTTGCTCATGCTAGTTCCCCATTACCGGAAGGTTGATCCATGACTTTGTAACGTGGTCAGTGAACGGAGCCGCCCGTGCATTCAGGTTCTTGTGAACCATGCTCCCGTCGGCAATGGCGGTCGTCTTCAGCTCCTTCGCGTCCACCCCAAGCTGAATGGCCTTCTTGATGAACTCGTTGAATCCTTTGGTCACAATATCAACCTTCTGCTCCAGCAGGGCTCGCTTGTCATCCTTGTTGAGGCCCTTGTCAGCCTCGTTGAGCTCAGCATAGGTCGCAAGTGCCGAAACTGCAATCAAATATGAGTCAACGTAAATGAGAGCCGCGTCTTTGAGCTCTCCGTACTTATCGTCCGACAAGGATCCACGTTGGTGCATCGCGCTTGCGCTCTGCATGACCGCATAATACGTTACCTTGGAGGACTCAAGGACTTTGTAGGAGTTCAACGCTACCTCGTCCTTGGTGCATCCCGACGCCATGCCGTTAAAGGCAATCAGTGCGAAAAACATCACGAACGAATAGAACCAGCGCGCTACCATACTCAGGGGCTTCATACGTCCTCCCATTTCTTTCCAGTGTAGCCTGTCCACCATTCACGAACATCGAATCCGGGACAGAACTTGTTGGCGTAATCCTGATGACCATGCAGACCTGCATGAGGATATTCGGACTTCAGCTTAAGCAGAAGCGTATACAACGACTTGTACTGCTCAGGAGTGTAGTTCACGCAGTTAACGGTCTTGCCGTCCTTCTTGCTCAGGCCACCTGCCAAACAAATCCCAATGGAGTTCGCGTTGTGATTGAGCACATGGGCTCCGATAACGCTCACGTCACGGCCTTTCTCTACGGTTCCATCACGACGAATGACGAAGTGATAACCAATGTCCTTCCATCCGTTTTCATCGACGTGAACCTTACGGATCTCCTTCACGCCAATGTCCATCGTGTCATACGTGGCAGCACAATGAACGATTAAATCGTTAATTTTCCTCACGGCGCATTCTCCTGAGTTCCTTCAAGCGTTCAGACGCGGCACGCGCCTTCTTAGCGTAGTCATCAGTGGACACGAACACGTTGGTCTGGACTCCAGCGTCCTTACTGCTCCATTCGGAGGGCCACTTGCGTTCAAGCAACATCATAGCTGTCTTGGTATTACCGTTTTCAGTCGCTCTCACGATCGTGGACAAGCACGTCTTCTTTAGGATAAGATCCGACCTGCGTTCAATCTTGAGAAGCTCAGCGTGGCGACGCCTGTCCTGAATGCTCCCTCCAAGCAACAGGCTCTTCATCCGCTCCGAAGAAATTCCAATGAGTCCTGCAGCGTCTTCGCTTGACAAGCCAAGGGAACGATACTCAGCATACATCTCAAGGAACTCATCAGTCAATATATCATCATCGCTGAGCGTGGAGTTCGTCGCTCTCTTGCGATTAGCAATCGAATAGACGTACTCCTTCTCAGCGTCGGTAAGTCCGCCCTCATACAATAGGTTGTAGAGGTTCTCGGCTATAGATGAGTTGCTCTGGTTCTCGAGCCAAGAGAAGAGAGCATTAAGATCGCGGGATTCTTTCATAGAAACCATTATGCACCATTCCGAGCGGAAAAGCAAGCATTTTGTTGGAGCCCGCCGGGGAACCGCGCCGGGCGGCTACCGGGGGCAACCGGGGGCAGGAATTTGCCCTTTGCCGGGGCAGGGAGCGGCACGGGGCAGGGCGGGAC